TTGGTTCTAACTTGGCTGGTCGTGGTGGTGATTTGGTGATTATTGACGATCCGCACTCGGAGCAGACCGCTATGAGCGCTAGTGGTTTTGACGACGCGTGGGATTGGTACACTGGGGGCCCCCGTCAGCGTCTCCAGCCGGGTGGAAGTATCGTTTTGGTACAGACGCGGTGGTCGGAGAAGGACATGACGGGTCAGTTGATGCGGGCAATGGCTAAAGATCCGTTGGCTGACCAGTGGGAGGTTATCGAATTACCGGCTATTTTTGATGACGGGACTCCGTGTTGGCCTGAATTCTGGAGTTTGGACGATTTGACCGCGGTCCGCGCTTCGATTCCTCCTAGCAAATGGAACGCGCAGTACCAACAGAACCCTACGGGTGAAGAAAACGCGATTATTCCACGCGAATGGTGGAAAAGATGGGAGAAAAAGACGGTTCCTAACCTGCAATATGTGATTCAGAGCTACGATACGGCGTTTACCAAGCGGGAAACGTCGGATTATTCTGCGATAACGACGTGGGGCGTGTTTTATCCTAACGAATCGGGGCAACCTAACCTGATTTTGCTGGATAGTAAGAAGGATCGGTGGGATTTTCCTGAATTAAAGCAGGTTGCTTTGGAGAATTATAAGTTTTGGGACCCCGACACCGTCATTGTGGAGGCGAAAGCGAGTGGTTTGCCCTTGACTCACGAACTACGGAACATGGGTATACCGGTTGTGAACTTCACACCGAGTAAAGGTAACGACAAAGTGTCGCGGGTTCACAGTGTTTCGCCATTATTCGAGGCCGGAATGGTCTGGGCCCCCGACGAAGTATTCGCAGACGAGCTAATTGAGGAGGTCGCGGCGTTCCCAAATGGTGAATATGATGACTTGGTTGATAGTATGACGCAGGCTTTAATGCGTTATCGTCAAGGAAACTTTGTTCAATTACCCACAGATGATTGGGAAAATGATGAAACATCTGCTAAAGTACGTGTATATTATTAGCCTACTATAATTGCGCTAATACTATTCAAACTGATCAAGCGAGGGCACTTATGTCTAATTGTACGGGCAGATCCAAAAAAATGAAATATGGCGGTGAAGTAAAGAAGATGGCTGAAGGTGGAACACCTATGAAAGTTAAAAAGCCGAGCAAAGAAAATAAAGCTAAGTTTGAAGAAGCTCAAAAAGAAATCAAAAAGGCAACTGAGTTTGAAACCAGTAAAGGTCTTGGCGTTTTTCCTCGAAGCCCTCAAGATTTAAAAATGGCTAGATCAGAAAGAAAGAAGGCACGGGATAAAATGAAAAGCATCCCTAAAGACGAGTTAGATATGCTTCGTATGCCAGAGTCTTTTGCCTATGGTGGTAAAGTAAAGAAGATGATGGACGGAGGCGCGGTCCGTGGCTCACGGAAATCGGCACGTAAAGGTATTGACGGTTGCGCTATTAAAGGCAAGACACGAGCGGTAAGAAACGTCTAAAGGACGAATACATGGCTGAAGCTAAACGAGGATTTGGAACCTTCATGGAAAATGTGGTTCCTTCGCAGATTGATCAAGAGGACTTGGATGCTGAACTAGAGCTGGAGATTCCCGGCTCACGGAACACGGTCCAGGCGATGATCGAGGCTGAGAACGTTGGTGAGATTGAGATCGAAACTGAGGAAGATGGTGGTGTTACGATTGATTTTGAGCCGATGGATGAGCGTGGCATGGAGGAGGAGTTTTATGCCAACTTAGCTGACAGCATACCGGACAGAGAGTTACAAAGGATTGCGGGAGACTTGTTAGGAGAGTTTGATGCTAACAAGGCTGGCCGTCAGGAATGGGAGGAGGCGTATGCGAATGGTTTAGAGCTTCTTGGATTCACGTATGAAGAGAGGACTCAACCATTTCGCGGAGCGTCGGCGGTCACGCATCCTTTGTTAGCTGAAGCTGCAACGCAGTTTCAGGCGCAGGCGTTTAACGAGTTGTTACCAGCTTCGGGTCCTGTCAGGACTGTTGTGGTTGGTAAAGAGACTCGTGACAAAGTTGAGCAGGCACAGCGTGTAAAGCAGTTTATGAATTACTACATCACGGATGTGATGGAGGATTACACGCCGGATATGGACCAGATGTTGTTCTATTTGCCGCTGGCTGGTTCTACCTTTAAGAAGACTTATTATGACGACACGATGGGTCGTGCGGTATCTAAGTTTGTACCGGCAGAGAACTTGGTGGTTCCTTACGAGACTGCTGATTTAGATACATGTCCTAATGTGACTCAGGTGTTCCGGATGAGCTTGAACGATCTGCGTAAAAAGCAGATTGCTGGTTTTTATCGTGATGTAAAGGTAATACCGGCACAGGCTGAAATGGATGGTATTACTGAGGAATTAGACAAGATTGAGGGTGTTGAGCCGTCACAGATCGATTACGACTGTACGTTGCTTGAATGCCACGTGGATTTGGATTTAGAGGGTTATGAGGACGTTGACGACGAGGGGGAGCCTACAGGAATTAAGATTCCTTACGTTGTAACGATCTCACAGGACAATGGTGAAATCTTATCCATTAGACGCAACTATCGGGAAGACGATGAGTTGAAGCGTAAGATCCAATATTTTACGCACTTCAAGTTCTTGCCTGGTTTTGGCTTCTATGGCTTAGGTTTGATTCATACCATTGGCGGCTTGTCACGGACGGCTACTGCCGCGTTGAGACAGTTGATCGATGCTGGTACTTTGTCCAACCTCCCCGCTGGCTTTAAGGCCAGAGGACTTCGTATCAGGGACGATGACGATCCACTCCAGCCCGGTGAATTCAGAGATGTGGACGCTCCGGGCGGTGCCATCCGTGACTCCCTCATGCCATTACCCTTCAAGGGTCCTGATGCAACGTTGTTCCAGTTGTTGGGATTTGTTGTTCAGGCAGGGCAGAGGTTTGCAACTATTACCGACTTGAAAGTTGGTGATGGTAATCAGAGTGCAGCGGTCGGTACGACTATTGCAATGATGGAGCAAGGCTCACGGGTGATGAGCGCTGTACATAAGCGGTTGCATTACTCGATGCGACAGGAGTTTAAGATCCTGTCTCGTGTGATGAGCGAGAGCTTACCGCAGGAATATCCCTACTCCGTTCAAGGTGCTGATGCAAGTGTCATGCGTGAAGACTTTGATGATAGAGTGGATGTGATTCCGGTAAGCAACCCGAACGTATTCAGTCAGGCGCAACGGATCGTGTTGGCGCAAACCAAACTACAATTAGCGGGTGCTGCACCGGAATTGCACAACATGCACGAAGTTTATCGTGACATGTATGAAGCATTGGGTGTGACCGATGTAGATAGGATTATGAAGGCGGTTCCGACAGACGATCCAATGCCTATTGATCCTGCTCAGGAAAACATTAATTCTTTGGACATGTTGCAGCTTAAGGCGTTTGAAGGGCAAAACCATCAAGCGCACATCATGGCACACTTGGTCTTTGGTTCAAGTGCCATGGTTGCTTCTTTACCGCCAGTTGCTATGGCCCTACAAAAGCACGTCATGGAGCACGTCAAAATTGCAGCGCAGGAGCAGGCCATGGTTGCGTTTTCGCAACAGGTTCAGCAAGCTCAACAACAAGGTATGCAGATCTCTCCAGAAGACGAGATGCTACAAATGGAGCAGCTTACGGCTCAATTCATTGCTGAAGGTATGCAGCAAGTTAAGCAATTGTCTGGTGAGCTATCTGGAGCTGGTCAACCTGATCCGTTGGTCAAGCTTAAAGAGCAAGAGCTACAGATTAAAGCTCAAGCTGAACAGAACGACGCTCAGATGGATGCTCAGAAGATACAGCTTGATGCACAGGCTATGCAAAACCGTCAATCACAATTCCAGCAGAGGCTTGCTTCGCAGGAGAAACAAACTGCTGCTAGAATACAATCAGCGATGGAACGTGAGCTACTCAAACAAAGGTCTCGGTAATGGAAAGCTTCATGGATTTTTGGCCGGTTATTTCCGGCATCATTGCGGTGGCGGCTATTGGGGTAGCTTTTCGTGCTGAGATTACGGTCCGCGTTAAAATCCTTGAAGATAAAGTTAAGACACTTTTTGATTTGATCAACAAGATTAAATGAAAGACTTTGATATAGCCAAAGCATTAGCTAGTTTAGTACCAGTTTTACTGGCGGCGATGTGGTGGGTTATATCTTCTATTGGTGCGATACAATCAGATATACAATTAATTAGGGCTAATCAGACGCAACTTATTAGTCCTTCTGGGGAGATTGTTCCGAGCCCTGGCAACGCTTTTGCACGTCAAGAGCTTAAAGAAGAGATGCTAGAGCATATTCACGATTTGAAAGTTAGAGTTAAACTCTTAGAGGAAAGAGGTAAATAATTATGGGACTTATGAGTAACTTATTACCGGCGCTTATGAATAGCCCTCAAATTAAGCAACTTAGCGCTCAACAAACACAGAATAATCAAGCTGCTCCGGTTGCTCAAGCAGTTGGCCCACTGCAAGGTTCTGGAGTAGCGGTAGCTAGTGGAACACCTGCCAACATAACCTCTGGCCGGGGTTTTTCGCCAATTGGCGTAGCTTCACTATTAAATAATCCGCAGATTAGAGCACAACTTAATTTAAGCAATGCTCCGGCTGAACAACAGGCTACTCCAGTTCAAGAACAGCCAAAGCAACCCACGATTCAAGAGCTATATTTGTCTAGTCCGGAGTATCAAGCCGGACTTAGTAGTTTTGCTCA